CCTGTAGTACTAACTACGGTAATTGTTGTCGCAACATTAGTAAGTGCGCCATTAAGTGTTGTGTTTAAAACATCGTCTTCTTGTGAAATAAATTTTTGTACATATTCTTTATAGTCTAATACTCGTAGGCTAGAACCAGACGTACCTATAGAAGAATTTTTACTTACTCTAAATGTATCATAGTCTACTGACTGTGTATTAGCAGGAACACTGTATCTAGTTGTACCCGGAATAAGTGTAACTGTTTCTGTCTCATGTGTAAAAGGCCAACCAAACTCTCGTTGATTGACATAGTTAATAGCATCATTTACTGCATTTTTACATTGTATCTGAAAGCCTCTTGCCGTAGCAAAGTTAACAGTTGTTAATGCTACTTCGTTCATACGAGCAATTACTTCATTAGTAATGTCTAAATAATCATATGCCATTATAAATCCTTAAATGAACAAAGAGTTGTAAAGGGGCAAGTTGCCCTGCCCCCTCACAGTATTTTTACTAAGCAAGTTCGTCACGAACAACTTCACCCGGTGAACCATCTTTTTCACCCAGTGTAGAACAATCCATCAACTTAGCAAAGACACGGAGTTTACCACCAGTGGTAGTTCCAGTCTGTGCTTGAATCAGAATGTCTAATGTGTCTGCTGTTGAACCGACTTGGACAGGAGCTGCAGCACCAGATAGGATAGCAAAATCTCCGACAGAAGCTGCATCATAATCAAATGCATCAACATACATGTCAGGGTCTCCACCTGTAAAACCTAAATCTAATGCGGTGTCAGTGGAAGTTCCTGTGTGTGCAGTTAAAACTTCCCAACCAGCCGTAATACACTGATGTCCTGCGGGAACACTAATCGCTTGGATAATGTCACCTGCAGCCAATGCAGTACCTTTAGTCGAAGCAGCAGTAGCAAAGTCTATGGTAACTTGTGTCATAAACTCATGCCGTGCTGGATTGCTTAAACCCCTTGTAGTAGGAGCGAGTGCGATTGTAGCCATTTTCTAATCTCCTATAGCAAGCAGTATTTGGCGTTGATAAGAGCCTCTGGACGGAGAATCTTTCTGCCATACAAATGCATACCACGGACAATATCAGCAAAGCTGTCCGGGTCGCGGTAAGTTTCAGTTTTGTTAATCTGGTCTGCTGTCGAAACAGATGACGAGTGACCAGCAACAATCATACCAAAGTTATTAGCATTAGTACCACCTGTAGTAGATGGACCAGTACCAAGTGAAGGTAGGTTGTTGGAAACGTGAACCTTGAAACCGTGCAAGTTATTCAGAATTAAACCATTCTGAAGACCTGAACCGCCAAAGTCAGCGTCAAACAAACGTGAATCTTCGTCTTTGAGTAGTTCAACAAACACTGGGTCAACTACTAACCAACGTCCCTGCGTGTCCACGTTTTGTTGGTCGAGTTTACGACCCATTCGTGCAACGACAGTTAGTGGGTTAGAAATACCAGCACCTGTTGGTACAGCTTCAGATGCACGGGCTTTCAAGCCCACACAGTTAGCAGCGTTACCAGCATTAAAGTCAGCAGCAGTCAACTTCATTGAAGCAAGAAGTTCATCTGTTCCTGCTGTAGCAACAGCAACTGTGCCGTTAACAATGTTGTTTACTACATTAGCGTTACCACTAATTGCAGCTTGCTTGAAACCAGTCAAGTAACCAAGAACATCTTGGTCAAACTGGTCTGCTAGTCGGTATGCAGCACGATTGCTGGACAGTGACTGGAAGTTCACATGAGAATGTGCTTGCTCAATGTCATCAACTTTAAAAGCAAAGTAGTTTGCTTTGTCAATGGTCATTGAGAAATCTTCGTCATCAAGGTCTGAAGCAGTAATGTTCGTACCACGTTCGTATGCTTTGACAGTAATCTCTGGTTCTTTAATGATTTTAACGGTATCACCAAAGTTAGCGATTTCTCCAAAGTAGTCGTTATTCGTAATTGCGTCACAAACAGCGGCCTTGCGGAATGCAAGCTGCACCTGTTTGGAGTAAATTACCGGGCTAAAATTACCATTAGGTAAGTTGTTATAACCCGCTGCTCTTGGAAAAGCCATAATCCATCTCCTATTGTTCTGGATTGTACAGATGCAAACAGTACAATTCTTGGCAGAGGCTGTCTAACGTAGGGTGTATCTTATATAAAGGTTGCAACCAATATACTTAATAGGCCATGTTAATCAGGTAATCTTTAAGATTTTTGTAGTTTGCGGATTGGTATAGTAAACAAGTAGCGAACCTGTTTACATTACACATGACTATAGTTATACGTATAAATAACTATTTGTCAACACTTTTTTCCTTTAATACTTCAAGAAAGTTAAGGTTCATACTAAATGACCTACGTTCCCCCTTTGTGTAGAAAGGATATACACAATGGAATAGTTCTGATGGGAAGATATAAAAGTCACCAACCTGCGGTTTAATAAGGAAATTAGTAGAACTATATCCTGACGCAGTACCATGAACAAACTGTATATGCCCATGTGAGGGATGGTGGTCTTTGTAATCTTCCTCCCATTCTTTTTCAATACCATCTGGTAAAGATAAATAACCCACACAAGAAAGTCTAGCACCTGTGTGTAAATGTATAGGGTTGTATTCTCCTTCGTATTGGCGAACAAACCATCCCGATACTATGGATATACCATAATTGTATTTTTCGGAATTTAACCTTCTAACACCAAATGAGTTACGTACTTCACTAAAGTTAGAGTACTGTGCTATAAAGTCTTTTAATCCCTCTAGTGCAGTCTGTTTAGTTTTTTCTGTAAACTCAAGTTCCTGCTTTACCTTACCTACAAGATTGTCAGAATAATCATTTAAACTTTCTGACATACCAGCATTTAAGTTATCTACTAACTCAGGTGGCATTTTGTAGTAACCCATAGTAGGACCAAAGGGATTTAAAAACTCTGTATCCTTACTAGGGGTAAAGATGTTGCTCATCGTGCTGAACCAGACAAGTCGTAGATAAATTTACCAGCGCGAATAGCTTCCATAATTTCATCTGCGTGTGTCTCATATTCTTTATTAGACATCTTATCTACTTGGGACTCACGTAAGTAACTAGACTCTTCTGTATCCTGCGGCTTACTACGAGTAGCTTTAGTATTTACAGACTTGGCTGCATCTTTATTGGACTTATCTTTCTTTGCTGTTGCAATACCCATGTCTGCTTTATACAAATCAATTGCACGTGCTGCAGACCTAGCGTCATTGTCATTGTCGTAGAGTGCATCTTGTACCCACTTAGGCTGTTCGTCTGCCCAGTTGTGGAACTCATCACTGTCTCTAATCTCATCAAAGTCAGGATGTAGCTGCATTAATGCTGCTTCAGCTTTATCTTTAGTAGCTGATGTTTGCATTTCATCAATTACTTTCATGCGTTCTTCAAGTGCAGTCGATTGTTCTGCTGCTTTCTTCATAGCAATTGTTTCTACTATGGCTGCTACATCTGGATATTCTGCTGCCCATGTTTCAATGTCTTCATCAGACTTAGGTAGCTTCATTTCTTTCTTAGTAGCTTTTTCTAACTGACTTTTCATTGCAGCTAGTTCAGCTTTAAACTCTTCTGCTTGTTTCTGTTGATGTCGGCGTAGGTCAGAGTAACGCTTCTTAAATGTTTTTTCTTCTGCGCCTTTAGGTTCTGCCTCTTCTACTTCTTCAGAGGCTTCATCTTTTTCTTCTAAACCCTTTTGCTCTTTTAGTAGCTGTGCTAGTTCTTCTTCGTCACGTTTAATTCTTTCTTCTTGTGAGTAAGGCTTAGAGGCAAATGCCACTTTCTTTACTGGTGGCTCTACAGCCATAATTGAATCGTTCATTATTTATTCCTTGTGTTGGGGCCGCTGTAGCCACACTGTCGGGTGCGGGGAGTGAGTAGCCAACTGATTGTAAGATTTATACTAAAGTATCTTACTAACTCACTTAACCACCTCCAGATCCGCCGGGATCTATTGCATCAGCACCCGGAGCATCACCTTGACCACTACTTCCAGAATATCCTGCAAAGCCATCATCATCACTACCACTTGTAGCATAATCGGTTCTATCAATATTTTTTCTTGCGTTTGCTGCTGAACTAATCTGATCTGATAATTTTGTTGCTGCTAAAGTATTTTGTCTTTGTGTTTCTTTATCTTTTTGTCTATCTCTTTCAAATTCTTTCTCTTTTGCTGCTGCTATTTCACGTACTACAGCCGTTAAATTTCTATTTCCCCATCCTGCTTTTGTTTCTACACCATACTTAGCAGCTTCAGCCCTAACATTAACCATTGCTTTGTCTTGAGATATAGCTTTTCCGTTTTTGTCTTGAAATAAAGATTGCAATGAATCCATAACTTTAGGAGTGTTAACGGTAAGTCTATTTACTTCATCAAAAGTTAAATTATCTAAACTTTTTTGATTTTGATAATTATCAATACCTGCTATAATTGCTCCCGCTGGAGTTTCTTTAGAAAACTGATTGCCTACCATACCTCTAAAACTATCTATTACTCCTCCAAATGCAGAAGAAGTTAAAGCATTGATAGGAGCAGTAGCTTTTGCACCCAGCGTTGACATTATTCCCGGCATATCCAAAGAGGCATTCATTGGGCCTTTTACAAACAAGTCAGATAAAGTTCCAAAACCTGCACCATACTTACTAACTAAATCTGCTATTTCAGGAGCTAAATTACTTTTATTATAACCAATACCTGTTACATCAGTTGTGCTGGGTCCGGGTGCTTCATTATCACCACCACCGTCATCTACAACCGATTTTACTGTAGAAGTTTGAGATGCTGTTGTATCAACTTTAGTTTCAGTAGGATCAACAAAAGTATATCCTTCTGGAACTGGGTCTATCATCTCATCTGTTGATATACTTTGACGTAACTGTATGTTATTACCATTTTCATCTACATACGTAACGTATCTAAAATCTACGCCCGGAATATTTTGACCTACATAGTTTTCAAATGTTTCTTTAGTAGAATTTGTACCTACTGTAGGTGTGTTTGCTTGAATAGTTTTAGCGGGATTAACAGATGCAGCTTGAACAGGGGGAGCAGCCACACCTGTAGTTGTTTGCGAAGTAGGATTATAGTATACACCAGCATTAGGATCAGGGACATTATAAGTACCTTGTGGTGTACTACCACCATTAGCCATATTTACTACACCGCCCTGCGCCATCTCTAATCCGTCATCTTCCATATCTAGGTCTTCAATAGAAAAAGGTAGATTGTCTGGCATAATAGCTTCTTCACTATTACCCATCTGGCCCATATCATCCATACGCTGTAAGCCAGCCTTTGCACGTTGACGTATCATCATTAACTTTTCAAGGCCAATAAAACGAACTACGTCTGCAGGAAAAACAAATTCACCCTCACTTAATTGAGCAGGAATGTCATCACGAACTTCTTCTTGATTAGAACCCGGTGGTACATCATTACCAGATACAGGGTCAACAGTGCCGCCCTCATCCATAAGACCACCTTCGTCAAACATTTCCATTTGTTTTGCCATGTTGTTCATTGGTACTACTCCACCACTTTGCAGCATTAAGCCACCTTTATTTTTCATATATGCAGGATTACCCTCAGTCATATCACCAAACAAACCTTTTGCTTGATCTGGCTCAAGGAGCATGTAACTGTCACCTTTAGAGGCAGATTTACTTAATTCTTTTGCCCCCTCATATTCATTTTTATACACAAAAGAATCGTAACCATTTTTATTGGCAGTTTGTTTTAGTGTGTTAAACCATTCTACACGATCAGACTGTTTATTTATAGTATCTAATCCAAGACGCTTTGCTTTGTGTGCCTCAAGGATTATGTCTTTCCATAAATTTTCATCTACACCTGAACGCATTACATCGGGTAACATATAATAAGTATCACCCCCAACAGTAACTCTGGGTGCTTTTGCTAGTAAATCTGCGTCTGCAGAGTCACCTAACAAAAAATTAATTAGTTGTTTATCTTTTTTAGCAACGGATAAATTTGAAATCCAATTTTTAGGTTCTTTAAATGAACCCACGTCTATAATACGTGCGGGTTTTAGTGTTTGTTTTAGTACCATAGGTAGAACACGTTCTTTTTCTACCATTTTTTCTGCTAATTCTTTGTCGTATTTAACACCAGTAGAGCCTCTAGCATTAGCTTGTGCAGCAGTACCTACATGAAAACCAATATCATTAGTTCCTTTACCTACTACATCAGCGGCATCAAAATCTGTCTTTGTTAAATGAAAGACACGTGATGCAGGGTCTTCTGGATTATATCCTTTGCGTGTAGATTTTGCTAGTGCGCGAATGGGTTTACTTGCTACTTTTCCAACACCGGGGATAACACCAACAGCTAAAGCGGCAGTGTTTAAACCAGCACTAAGATAATTCTCATCCTTTACGTCATCTGCAATTTCTTTAGCGAGTATAGCTTCACCAAGAATAGGTACATTTTCCGCTAAAGTTTTTCTGTCTGCCTTAATTTCTTCTTCTGTACGTGTTTCTTTACTACTTATATTAGGAGCAGAAAGACCCATAGAAGCCATTTGTTCACGTGCTTTATCTGCAGGTGTAGGCATATCTGTTTCAGAATCTGCTGTTACATAATCTATTTTTGAATTAACCGCCATCTGCGTTAGCTACGTCCTCACGTAATCGTTTAATCCTACGCAATACATCTATAGCACCCTGTGCTTTATGTACTGTTATCATGTTTTCAGATTGCTCTAACACCTTATGATGCTGGTCTACTATAGTATCTAAATAATTACTGAAGTGGTCCCAGTGGTGGTTGTTGCCCACCAGCGGCTTGAGCTTGCTGAGGAGTTCCTTGTTGTTGCTGTTCATTTCCACTAAATCCCTGTTCACCCGGCACAGGAGCTTGTCCCATGCCTATTGTGCCGCCACCTGCACCTGTAGGGTCCATTGGGTTTACACCCGCTGGTGCGCCTTCCTGCCCCGGTACAGGGGCTGGTGCTTGAAACTGCTTCATAATCTCAGCTTGAAGTGCGGCTTCGTCCATATTGTTGGTTACTTTGTCAGGGTCTAGTCCCATTGAGTTAGCTATCTCACGAATAATGTATTGAAACTTTGCAAAGGGTGCTAACGCTGGGCTACTTGCTACTTGCAAAAACTGCATTAATCTTTGACTACGTACTTCTGTAGCCATTAGGCTTTCTGTGCCACGTGCTTTAACTTCTAAGTCACCCTTAATTTCAGGGTCAAAGTCAAACTGCATATTAAATCTAAATAATCCTTCACCTAGTGGACGCAAAAGATAATCATCTACGTTTTTGATTACTGTCTTAGTACCACCCTGTGCTGCACCCATAAGCATAGATATACCTGATGCAGTACGTCCTACTCCTGATATACCTGTCTGTCCATGTGCAAATGATGGGAAGCCTGTACTCTCATCTGCTAGGACACGTGCCTTATCAAAGAGCATCATGTTTTCTTGTGATACATTAGGGAACTTAGTACCAAAAATAGCCTGTCCCGGTGCGCCACCCTGCCTACGGAATACCTTGCCCGGATATAATGACAAGTCTTGTCCCGGCACTAGATTAGTTTCATCTACTTCTACAATCAAGTTACCTGACAGTACAGCATTGTCTACAGCCATACGCATAAAGCCATTCATTAATGTCTGAGTATCGTCCATGTTCTCAGCAATACCAACACCAAAGAATGAGTAAGGGTTTAATTCATACGGCGCAGCATGGTATGGAATTTTACTAGGTTTAAAAGGATTAAGAACCATACGTAATAGTTTACCATTACATATCCATACGTTTGCTTGTAGTTCGTCAAAGTCTTTTAGTTCTTTAGGTATATCTATCTCTTGGTCTTCAAGCATTTCAATATCAACCATGCCCCAATACTCAAGAACCTCAAAGCGATCAATATCAGTCTCTGGTGCATAGTCAGATAAATCAGACTCCCAATACTTACGTGTGTAGTTTTCACCTTCTTCAATAGCGGCATCAATAACTTGACTACGGAAGTAAGGACGTTTTTTTAGATTACGTAACTGTGTACGAGACATCTTGTGTCGTTCAATTACATACTGTGCTTCTTCCATGTTGTTTGCATCTGGGTCAGGATAAAAATTCCAAACCGATACATGAGATACTTGTGGTACAGTTTTAAATAGTGGGTCATAATTTCCTTCATCATCCCAGTTTGCATATTCTTTGTCTACAGCAAATGGACCCTTCATTACTCCCGTACCAAAGAGTGCCATCTCAAATGCAGCATTACGTAAGTATTTACTTGCGCCTGATTCATCTAATTGGTCGTGTATTTTCTTTTGCATTTTTTTAGCTGCAATCATAGCTGGACTAAATGCAATAGCTGTAGGAGTTTTACCCGGACCTTCTTTTAATTTATCTTGTACTGGCTCTAATCTATTCTGCATTACACCTAACTTTTCAGTCAAGGTTGCAGACGTTGAACCCGGCTTTAAATCATTACCATCTCCTGCAAAACCATAAGGACTTACATTTTGATCTCCTTGCATCTGTTCAGGTTCTTTAGGATCAAAGTGTACATCCTCAACTACACCTTCAGGTAATCCTGTAGGGTCAATAGAAAGAGGAAATTTATTATTAGCAAAAAGTACATCAGTAATCTGACCATAAGCTGCTAGTGTTTTTGTTTTAGTTACTTTAATAAATACTCTAGACTTTTCCGCTTCGGTAAACTGAACATCCTCACCATACAAACCTCTATAGTTTTTGTAAGCACGTAACCAGCGTTCTTCATCTTGGTAGCGATACTCATCTGAACGATCATAACGCTTCATAATAAATGGAATAATGCTAGTTACATCAGTATCAGATGTACTTGTATCATCTGAATCTTCTAATGCAATAGCATCATCTTCAATCATCATATCATCTTCGTTCATACTGTATCCTTAATATCCAAAAGTTGCATCAGCAACAGGCATACTATTTCTAGGTTTACCATGAGGATCATAGTCAAATATACTAAATCGTGGCCTACTCATTATACCATATCTCAACGCATCGTACAAGTGGTCTTCAGCATGTGTATCCACATCTTCAGAGTTTTTCTTGTCGAGGGGTATCGCTGGCAATTGCGAGATGGTATTTGTGCAAGAATTAAAGAAAACAAGTCTTGGCTCCTCTGTAAATTCATCTACTTGTAAACGCCTATGTATTTCGTTCTTACCTGATATACGACTACCACGGCTTCTGTCAGAAGGTCTCCAACGACAGCCTTTCATAATCATTTGTTCAGCAAGAGAAGGACCAGTATCACCGCGCTTGTGCCAAAGAGAACTGTCCAAAACACCATACCTAATATTACCATCGCCAGCTTCTGCCTCTAATATCATATCTGCCAAATCTGTGGCAAGGACTTTGCTAACGTATAACTCTCTATATACAACAAGCTGTTCATTAGGTGCAACAGCAAACCAGATAACACCAGACTTGCTGCCGTAACCATAATCGCAAGCTCTAAACTTAACCCAGTTATTAGGAATGTCAAAAGGGTCAATGACATGAATGTTGCGGTCAAACTCTGTAAAAGCCGCACCCTCTTTAATATCCCAGTCTCCATCAAGGAGTTGTCTTCGTTGCTGCTCTGGCATTGAGAGTAGCATGGCTTCGTAATCACCTGACTCCGCAAGGTACGGATTGTCGGAAAGTCTTGCGGGTATAAAACGTCTTTTGTATAAAGGTCTTCCAGCTTTTGCATGACCAGATGGGTATCGGAGTACTTCTCCTGTTTCAATATCAGTTGCATCGTATGCTCTATTATAAGGGGCAGGGTCAATAAACATTTTCTTAACCCAGTGATGACCTCTACCACCGGGGTTAGTCGTAGCCCTCATATAAATAGGCAAATCGTGTGCAGTGGACCTAAGGCGAGACCGCATATAATTCCATGCGTATGGTGTGGACCATTGTGTTAACTCGTCAAATCCTATCCAACTAAACGCTAGACCCTGATACCGCAAGACATCATCATCTCTGTCGAGGTAAGACATCCACAATCTTGCACCAGATGGCGCAGTCCACTGCATTTTTCTTTCTGACCATTTAATACCGGGCCAGATTTTAGGGTATAACTCCTGCGACTTAAATACAAGCTCTCTTAGTTCTTCTGTTGTATGTCGCAAAAGCAACCCACTAAATGCGGGATGCCCCATGTAACGTAGTGGGTCAGATAACATAGCATAGGATTTACCACCGCCAGCACTTCCACCATATAATACCTCTCGTTCTGATGCAGCTAAGAAATCTGTTTGTGGGCCTTTGTTAGGTTTAAAAAGTATGTTAGCTGTTTCTTCTATAGCTTGTGTTTCATACTCTACGTGTTTTATTTCAACCGTTGGCTCTTGAACCAGTTCTTTCTTCTTCAAGGGTTTTCGCTTTGGCGATTGCCTTTTCCGCATACTCTGCCCACTTGCGGATGCTTGTAGCTTGATTCTTACGTCTTCGCTCATTCGCTAACCTTTTCCTTAATCCTACATGGGATATGTAACGTCCTGTCTGCGCACTGAGCCAGTTTGCTACTTCACGATAACTGTATTGATTTACGTGGCTACGTGCCTTCTCAAGTAAATCTAATTCAATTTGTATAGGTTGCAGAAGGTCGGGGTCTGCCTCATCTAATTTATATCCGAATGGTACTGTACGTGCAATACGTGGTATAGCTACCCACTCGTTCTTTTCTTTAATATCTGTTGGCTGTGGAAGTTTCCACTTGCCTATGCTTCTAGTCATCGTCTTCCATTATAATAGCTTTAGGTGGCATAAGCATGACACCCCCTGATGCTTCTACGTGCATCTTTTCAGTCTTAACCAGTCCTGTGCGGTCAAGTAATTCTTTAGCTGCAGCCATCTTGTCACGTATACCTAGTTCAGTTGGGTCATACAACCCACCTACCATAGCCATCGCAGCCTTCGGCGCATTACGTGCCATGTACATTTGAGTAGCCTCAAGTATTTCTTCTTTAAGACCTTTAACAATTTCTGAAGTACTAGAAGTGTCAGCATATCCTGCCATCTTTTTTGCTTGCACCAAATCACCGCCAGCTTCTTCAAAGAGGACGTTGAGTAGTTTCTGTTGTTTGTCTGTAAGTTCTCTAGGCATTAATCTATAAATTCCTTGTAAAGTTTTTTACCTTCTTTAACAAGCATAGTAAAAAATCCATCAGATTGGTTATTATTTTTACCTGTTCCTTTTCGTATATTGACTTTTTTCTTTACTTTATTACTATACGGAACAAGTGTTTTAGCACCACGACCTTTATTAATAAATTCATAATCACTCATCTAAAATTCTCCGTTGTGCATAGCATTAGCCAGCTTAATGGCACGTCCTTTTACTTGAGATGCCCACCTACTGTCTAACATTTCTTTTGCTGCAGTTGGGTAATCCTTATCATGGATAGCTGCCCACATCATTTTAAACTTACACAGTCTAGGTACACCCATATTAAACGCCATGTCTACGACAATAAGCTGACGTACAGCGTCTAGCTGCTCTACGCAAGAGTGCGCACGTAACAGTTCTTCCTCGACAATCTGTACGTCATTCGTTGCTAGATAGACCGCATCAGCTTCTGTGATACCCATTTCATAGACTACATCTATATTAGGTATGTCCATCCAGTCTAGTTCTTCTTTAGTTATACCACGGTCTTCTAGGTTTCTTCCGATACCTATAGTATCAATCCCTAGTGTATCTTTATACACCTGTAGTCTTAAACCTTCACTTACTATTAATTTGTCTAGTAGGTCGCTTCGTTTGTACTGTAACATCACTACCCTCGTGATTCATCCATACCGCAAATGCACCTGTCATGGCCCCCGTGACTACACTCACTAGTGCCGCTTGTTGACTTGTTGGGTCGGGCAGTGTCATAAACCACTCCACTACTCTCCACGCCGATATGGACATCATCAACATCATTAGACGTGGTAGTATTCTCCACGCTAGTACTTGTTCCATTACTATTTTCACGGTTTTTTCTTACCTGTTCTTTTGTTGTATGGTCGTGCATACTCCACATCATTACTAGGACTTCCCTTTACCAAAGAACTTTGTAGCACTGCGTACACCAAAGCTGGCGGCAACAATAACACCAAGACTATATTGATACCATTCAGGCATCTCTTGGAGTTGTTTAAAGCCATTAGACACTATTTCTTCCATCCCCGGAATAAACGCAAGGATGAGAGGAAGGCTGAACAGCACTGTAAGCCACTCGTCTTTCCACGAATTAGATGACCCTTTAGCCATCTCCAAGTCCCAGTCAAGTTCACCTGTAGCTTTTCGCTCCATGATTGTAGCTTCTGCTTTAGCACGTGCAACCTTTGCACCAGTTTCTGCTTTAGATTTTTCAACTTTTCCATTTAACCATGTCCCTGCTAAATCTGCAATTGGTCCAATAAGTAAATTAAACATTACCCTCTCCTGAACTGCGCGGTTTTCTTTGATATACTTTTAGGCTGCTTGACAAATTGCTTACCAGCAGCAGTTCCTTTTCTTTTAGCAGCGGTGGTGGCTGCATACTCCGAAGACGAAAGGGCTTTAATCGCTGATGACGGAAGATAGCGTTCCCCTGTTTGCTTGGAAGGTTTGCCACTCTTAGTTCTCCAGTCTTGCTTAGACCAATTTGCTAAACTCTTTTGAGGCTTTTTCATAATACAGTTATACCACTTCTATTCTTGTTTGTCAAGTAGAAAATACTGCAAACATAATAAAACCAAATCCTAAAGCTGCTACACAACATATACCTACAGCTATCTTTATATTATCTAGTAGTTCTTGTTGTCTTTTAATTGCTTCTCTTCTAGCTTTGATAGCGGCTTCTTTAGCTTCCTGTATTCTTTTCTGTCTCTCAGCTAAGATACCTTTCCATGTACCATGTCCAAACCTCATATCCACCATAGTTGCAATTTCTTGCATCTTCTCTTGGGCTATACGGGCATCAAGGACTTCACGGGTTACACTGCCTACACCAAACTGGTCTCCCATACCAACGCCCGACTTCTTAGAGCGTTGCTGCTGTACTTGTTTCTCACCAGCAAATAAATTATCTATATGTCCAGCTATATCACCAATATCATTGGCTGTGCCTATAACTGATTTAATTCCGTCAACGGCACTCTTTACCAGTGCAATACCAGCAAGGGTCTCTGCAATCATCTCTGTGCCTCATTTGGTTATGGGTTTACATATTGCTGTCATCTTTCTTCTACCACCTTCAGCATCGGGAACTGAAACTTGTCGGGAAAGTTTAGTGGCAAAGTACAGACATCTATCCATGTCTTTAAATCTCTGAGTGTCGTTTATCTTCTGCACACCTAAGTACACAACTAACACGAACTCAATCATTATGCTGCTATGGCAGGATTACTCGCTTCTACGCCCATCCACTTGCTCCACTCAGCATAATAGTGTCGCATACCTACTTCATCATGTATTGTACTGTTCTCGTGTCTACCATGTAAGATGTTACGGGGTTGTGTACCTTCTCGCATAGTTGTACCCTGTCCAGATACACCAATCAAGTCTTCATGTAAGTTCCTACCGAATGGACCCCAGATAGAGTTGTGATGCTTAATACGTGTAGCACGTTCTTCTGGTGTATCTTTCTTGAGACCATATCCACGGAACTCAATAAGAACTTTGTTTGGTCCTAGTGGAGTAACGCTATCGCTTCTATAAGCACTACCCCGTAGATTAAAATTAAATCCGGGGAATAGGTCAACCATGTACCACTGGTTTGGAGGAAGGTTAGGGAAACTAAGTTCTCCTCTATCCTCAAAGCCATCATATTCCTCATAGTTAACAGTAAAGCTAGATACGTTTACATGACCATTATCAAACGGTATATTCTTTCTAGCAAAGTATTCATCGTTAAAGCCAGAGACGCGATTAAAGTAATGCATAAAGTCGTGGTAGAACTCACTGTTAGTATCATGCCACAGTTTGTAGTTTGTATCTATGACAGCCTTGTGGTAATGAAAGACTTCCATCTCTTCTGTGTCTATGGCATCCGTGATACAATCAAATGCACCACCTGTCCACTCATCTACACTCATAGTAGGATTATCATTTAGGGTAGTCCAGACCATACCGCCATGCTTTACTTCACAGGGTATTTCTTTCCAGTCACCTGAATGATATGTTAAGGCTAGGTTATTTCCTGAAGGAGCCTTTACTCTATCTGTGAGGAATGTTTTAATTACACCACTCTTAAATCGTATAGCTACTACATTCTGTAATGCTATCTGCGTTTTCCTAAAGTCACCCAAGTGTGGTAATTCACTTGAGTGACACATAGGAACCCATACTTTAGAGAATATGTTTTCTAGTTCTTGTTCATATAATTTGTAGTCAGAGTATATAAGAGAATTAACATATTCTACTTTAGGTTTTTTAGTCCAGTCTTTATGATTACGTGGTGGCATTAATTATCCTTACTAGTTTTTCTAATACAGAAACATATAGCTTTAGGATTATCAAAGCCATGTTCTGTGACTGCTACGTGACAGCTAGAAATCCATTTATGTGTATCATGCACTGTTGTTTGTACTTCTGCTGCAGTAGCAGATACAACACAGAACATAACTACACTAAGACTTGTAGCCGCCACCAGCAGACTTGTATGCTTTAGCTAACATCTGCGCTTTACGTGCAGACCACTGACCAGCACCGCCGCCCTTGCTTCCAGATTTGATACGACTAAACTGTTGCTTTCTCATTCCGGGCTTAGTGTAGTTGCCAGCTTCATTAACTCTTGACTTGCTTTGTGGCGCACCCCCTTGCGAAAGGCTAACCTTTCCAGTCGGTTTC